TATGATTCAAATAGTATATGTTACTTCTTTTATTATCTTCTTCCCTATGTTCACTATGATACTTATTGTTATATTGTTTCTGTTGCTCTTTATTAAGTTCTCTCCACTCTTTTGCATATTCTTGGTGATTAGATAACCAATTATCTTTCTTTTCGCATGATTTACAGATATAGTTGCTACCTTTTTGAAAACTTGGATACCAATTATCTTTGATGGATAGATTCTTCCCACAAATTCTACACTGCTTCATTATTTCTCCTCATCCAAATCATCTTCCAACCGTTTAATAAGTTGAATCTTCCTATCATAAAGAGCATTTTGTTTCTCAGATATAAGAATATCTAATTCAGCATCAGATAATTCATCTTTCATATCTTCCTTATCATCATCCTCAATATATTGCTCTCCATACATTAGAGTGTTTGCCTCAGGAATATCTATTGGCTTCTTGCCAAACATAGCCCTTACTTCATTTATAGTAAATGGTTTTACATTAGAAGTTCTAAATCCCTTCATTAAATCACCAGTCCACTTAGCACGCATTGCTTCATCTTGTTCTGTGACGTTATTAAAGAGTATTGATATGGTATTTTCATCTATATCATTAGATGTTAATACTTTATTAAATATATCATGTTCTATTGCTCTAGATATCTTATTTTGGAATGAATTAATCATTCTTTCATACAATATTGCCTTTACGGTTGCAGTTGCGGCTGTAGATCCGGCTCCAAGACCGAGTGATTCTTCTGGACATAACAATCCTATGACCATTTGAGTTTGGAAATAATTATAATAGTCCTGTACTCCTTCTACACCTTTGTTATCTATTGTCTTTATTTCTACATTCCAAGGAATTATAAATTCATTTCTCTCATCTATATCCTTTAAATCAGCCTTAATTTGTGTTAAAACACTTTCTGGTGGTAATTCTCCATCTTCAGATTTACCAACTGTGACTACATATTTACTCATTCCATGACGAATGATAGAATTTGCTACTGCATTATCTGTTCTTACCTTTTTGGATATAACACTTAATGAAGGTTCTATTAAAGATATCCCATATGGTGAATCTGGTCTATCAAATAACTTAATGTGGCAGATGTATTTAGGTTTTATATTGATTTTCTTCTTTCCAACTTCCTGAACATATCCACTTACATCTCCATGATTATCATAATTAATTGTCATTGTTTTTGGGTCAACATTCTTTAATCTTGTTGGTTGTCCTCCTTTATTATAAATTATCTCTATGAATGCATCACCAAGAACTAGTGCATTTGTAGTCGACTGTAATACAACAGAGTCTATATTTGTTTTAGTACAAAAATCCTTAATTATCTTTAAAGATTTACTATCATCAGAATCTAAATTATATCCAACCATTACTGTATTGAATGCTATAGAATTAATGGCAGCCCAAATTGTTGATTCATTAAGGTAATAATTATAAAATTTATTCATTAATGCCTTACTTCTACCGCTATGATTGGTAAAATCAAATATCGGAGATTTTCTTGACCTAACTACAGTCTTTGGAGTTCCATCTTCTGATAAATATATAGATTTCTTATTTTCTTTTGTATAAATCTTGTCCTTTATTGAATTTATTAATCCCATACTTGATCTTCTCTCTATATACACATATTATACTTTAATGAGGCCGGAACTACACTTTCTAGATGAAACAATATTTAATACTCTATCCCAATTGACTGATTTCTCTATATCTCCTGCAGATTGTATAGCAAAAGACAGTGCATCAATTTCATCATCGTGAGATCCTCTTGGGAAACTTATCAACTCATCACATAATATTTCTAAATCTGGATTAATCATTAGTCTTCCTGTCTCTAATAGAATAGATATCTTCTGAACCCTTGACCATTTATCATTAATGAAAGATGATTTTAATTGTTTTATTGGTAAGCATGTGTCATCCATCCATTGGTCTGTTATTATTCTCTGGGTTGCATTAGATTCTATACCTACAAACTTAGGCATCCATTTGGAACTCAAAGACTTTATAAGTTCTAATTGTTTATTCATAGATATTTTATCTCTTATAACTTCAAATACCCAGAATGTATTGTTTTTATCCAATCCAACTACTGCTATTGAAAAGTAATCACCTGTGGATGATTTACTAGCCAAATCTACTCCAATGTACATCTTTAGAGGTTCTTCGTCATCTTTTGTACTCCATTTTTCTTTTGATGCTTCTACCCATTCTATTCTTATGGGGGATTCATCTGTTTGGATAATATTATTCTGATACTGCATTTCAAATGCGATACTTCCAATATTTTCATCACGTAACGTTATTAAATCATCATATGTATATCTTTCTGGCCATATTACCTCTTTTGTCTCATCATTAATGATGGCCTTATATATTTTTGTTGTAAATATTGACTTACCCATTAGATAATTGTGAAAGTCATCTAGATGCCATAGAGTTCCTATATTAATTATTTGACCATTTGGTTCTAGCATCTCAACAAGAACAGTATTATACCACTCTTCCATCTTCTTTCTTCTATTTCTTGTTAGACAATTGATGTTATCAACTATATCATCTAAGATAATTAAGTCATAATGGGATGATATTTGTGAAGAATTCACTCCAAGACACTGTAGAGTTGGTTCTTTGTGTACAATTCCTGGGCCTCTATTCTTAATCCTTAACTCAGAACTAGACCAAGACCCTGACCTCTGTTCTCCATAGATACTAATTAACTTCTCATTACTTTCAAGATGTGTTTTTATGAAAGACATCATTTCTTCTGCCTTAGACTGATTCATTGTAACCATTAATACCCTAATTTTTGGGTATTGACATATTTTCCAGATTAAATATCCAGATATCATTAATGATTTACCTGACGATCTAGGAGCTAATAGACATATCTTGTTATCCCTTTGTAATAAATCTAACCATTCTTGATGGAACCATTTAACTTCCAATCCAAGAACATCCTTAATAAATTTACTTGGACTCATTGCATATTTTAATATATCTAGATAATCTTCATCCATACTAACTTATTACTCCAAATAGAAAGAAAATAACATTAAAACATATATTATATTATATTATTTTGAAAAGACTTATAAATATCTATAAGCCAAAACTAAAAGTTAGCCCGAATACCTTAGCCGCTAACAATAGAAATGCAATTATAATAAAGCCTAAAAAGACATTATCTTTAATTTTATCTAATTCATTTGCCATATTTGTCACCATCATATATTACATATAACTATACATACTATTAAGGCAGTGAATATTCTTCAATTTGCTGTTGTATCTTACTCTTACACTCTGGACATAAACCTCGTGAGATATCTAGAATCATGTTCTTTATGTTTATCTCTTTCTTATAGATTATGTTTTGAGTTGGTTTTATAATCTGAGTATCTGCAAATTGCCTTAATGCCACCAGATTAATACGTATTTGGTCATTTGTTTTCTTCCATGAATTAACTAAACGATTCAGTTCTGTTATTGATATATTATCTTTATCTTGTAATTTTATAGAGAACTCATTAACTAGGTTGTTCATTCTCTCTGCATCTTGTATATTGTCTCTAATTTTAGAATTAAATTCATCATGTATATATTTAGCAGGATCCCTTATTTCATCCAGTTCAAGTTTCACCTCGTTTTCCCTATAAGATGTTAGGTATCTATTAACAGCCATATGTGAGATATCCCTCAATTCTTCTATATCTGGGTATTTACTAGAAATATGATTAGCAATAGATTGACTACTCAAACCATCTTTATTAAGTTTTACAACTTCGTCTGCTAAATTCCACTTCTCTATTTTACTTACGTTCGTCAGAATATCACCCATATATTACAATTAATACATATAACATACTATTCTTTTATCCATTCACCATCATCGTTCATAGAATAAATACCATCTCGTGGTTTGTATATACTTTTGGTGTCTTTAATTGTTGGATTATTTACATTATTTTTGAAATAAACAAACTCGGTTTCATCATCATTATCATCATTAATAGAGATATGATAGAAATCACCTTCATTATTAGAATATATTCCCTTTGCTGGTTCAAATGAATTAACATCTAATACATGGTTAAGAAATTCATTGTTATAGCAATTATTCCAATTTTGATATTCGTGGTCAAGTATGCATCTTATACATGCACAGCAATTCTTATATTTTCTAAATTCCCAATAATTGTCATGATTAGAATCTGCCATATATGTATTTAATGATTCTTTAACCAATTCATTGTGTCTCTTTAATATTAATCTAAGAGTATCTTTATCCATGTCATAGTAGTGGGTTATAATCCATCGTTCTGGATTCCTCTTGTATTGTGTATTAATTAAATCCTGTACCCATTGTGGATATTTTGGCTTACGTCCTACCTTTGCCATTTAGTTGCCACTAATATCAGGTTCCATTTCGTCCTCTTTGTCATTTATATAATGAGCCCAACGAAAGATACTTTCATGTGATATATCAACTTGATACTTCAACTTCACCAAATCAGCTACACCCTTATAAGATATACCTTTACTTAATAAATGATTAACATATTCTTGAATATTATATTGTTCTACTTTTCTTGGTCTACTCATTCTAATTCAACTCCCAATAAATTACACATATTTTACATTCTTTGTTTCGTTATGCTTTTTAGCCCACTCTTTGACCATCATAAATTTTGCATGTTCATATGTCATTCCAAATTCTTCAAAAAACTCCTTCTCCATATCCTTTAAGTCATCAATCATCTTTCTTAAATTCTTCAAATCAGTCATTTCAATTCCTCATACTTTTTGACATTTTTAGATATTAACATAACTATTAACTTATTTATTATCTTCTATCCATTTTAGAATCTCCATCCATTCTTCATCATTAACAACCAACACTCTACTTCCCCCACTATATTATTCACATAATCCACATTTTAATGCCATTTTAGCCAAATATCGTAAAATCGATTTAAAGGGCATTTAGAGCAACGCTAAGCCATCTACCCCCCCTACCCTTACCTCTACCCCTCGCAGCAATAGTTTCGCAGCGAGAGGGCCTTTAAAACGCATCCTCGAGCAATCCTAGGGCATGTCCTCGACTCAATTGCACAATTCCACTAAAATAGGCATATTATGGCCTTTTTAGCTATATTTTGGCATTAGATTCCATTCAAGCCAAATCGGCTGGAATATACAGATTATCTATAATAATATATATCCTCATATATACATACAAGGGTACCTTGGCATTTATTGGTATATAAAGGTTGTGGTGTTGATAAGGAGTGATACATAGGAATAGGTTTATATACCCCACCATCAAGTAATTTTCTTAGATATCCTCATGATATATATACTTTTCTGTAAGCATATTTCATCTATATTATTTACATAATCAACATTTTTATATGTTATTAAATGTAATTTCCCACCAACACAACCCGCTATTTACTTGCACTCCTTCTTTATGGACTAAAAACCTTTGACTTTTCGTGATAAAATTTTTATAAAGTGTTATATCATATCCTTATAACTTAGTATAGGGTATATATGGATAATCTTTTTCAGATGGCTATATGCTTTATTATACTAGTAGTTATAGCGATACTCTATACCACACTGGTAGTACTATATATTGAGTACGTACACTATCTATACAGTTCAAACAGATATTATAACAAGCCATATCACTTAGACTATACTCTTTACCGCATATGTCGCATAACATTACTTCATTACTTTCTTCTTCGCTATTCATATCTATTTGTCCACTATATAACTTAGATTCTATATCTTGATCCATCATCATCTTCTTCTACTATACATTTACACCACATTATTGTCCTCTCATATATATTAAGGTAAGGTGAAACTACTTACTAATGATTCAACAGGAGAGGGGTGTAGATTGTATTGGGGAAACGTACGTACATTAGTTAACTAGTTAGGAGCCAAACATAGATACTAACTAAACAACTAACCAGCATTATAGATACTAACCATCTAATATCATCTAAGAAGATCATGCTCTACCATTACCTAATGGTGGTTCGTATCAGCATCCTTTACGATGCTTATCTGTATCCTTTAAGACTATTTAATCATATTAATAGTAAGGTAAAAGTCGGTATAGTGGGCTTGTAACGTAATATGGCGTTACAGTTGTGTAACGTAATGTAACGTATAACGTAATGTATCATGATAGTATATTTATCGTTACAAGGCATATAATTCCGTTACAGGGCATATTATGTCGCTATAAGGAGTAAGCCACACAAATAGAGGGCTTCTCACCTGCCATTCTATTTACAATGAAATATGTGTAGCTAAATCATAACGATATAATCTATACCCTATTACACCTATACTACCACTACCAATCATAGATATATAATCTAATAATGAGTACACCGAAAGCTTTATATACCCCACAATGTCACACATTCCACCTATATTGGTGATATATTACTATCCATTTTAGAGAGGATACACGTAACGGTATTCTTACCCCCTTTCCCTCCTGTTGGGAAGAGAGTGTAACGTTATTCTAAAAAAGCGACGGTGGTAGTTATCTACACAACATTTCATAAATGCCTGTTGTGTAGATAACTAAGTATATATAACCTTATTACATTACCATAGTATTATTACCTATATACAGTACTATGACGTAATACA